ATCATGGTGTGCCTATCATTTGCGAAGTGACGCCGAAGGGAATGAGCTCTTTCGCTATCCTTTCGGCGTTGGATGTGAGGATGTGTCCCGACGCTTCCCACTCCGCGATTGTGTCTCTTGAATAGAGCGTCGGCTTTCGGTCTCTCTGGCCGTCCGATGCGTTGAAGGAATGTTTTACGACGCAAATCCTATGCGAGGGCATTTCGACCGCCTCGGGTTTACGCCCGCCAAGTCTGCCGTGTTCCTGATAGTTGACAAGCGAGAACACGGGCCATTCTTCATACCACGCCTTTGGGAACAACTGGCAAACAAACGGCGGCGCCTCTCGGTAGTGATAACCAATGAAAGCATTCAGCCTGTCCCAGCACAGCGCCTTCCTCCAGACAAAGTATCCCATCAAGTCGGGATTGCGCACGCGGACGGCCTCCGCGAGCTCGGCCATTGTGTCTTCGCGCATCAAATCATCGCTATCGATTCGCGTGACCGCCAAAAACGGCGTGTCGATTGTTTCTAGGTCCGCTTTGCCCATGTCATAGATCGGGCGGACGTCAACTCCGCACCCAGCCCAGCTCTGTCGGGATGTAAGTTCTTTATTCTTCTCGCCGCAAATCAGCCAAACGCGGAAGTCCTTGAACGTCTGCCCGCACAGACTGTTAAGCGTCGTACGCCTAAATAAGTCAAGCCGCCGCTCAACCCATTCGGCGTCGGGCGTCCAATGGTCCCACTGGTGGTCGATGAATACTTTGACAATGTGAGTCACTGAGGACATGACAAGACATCCTCCCTTGTCAAGAACGGCGCGTCGTAAGATCGAGCGGTTTTCGCCATCGACCGCAAACGCGACTCAATCGGGGCGTGCATGTAGAACGAGACGACGGCGCCAGCGCAAAGCGCCTGAGCCAACAAGGGCTCGTGGCCGCAATGCTCAGACTCGGGATGTTTGCCGAAGTCTAGCGCGCCATAGACGCGCGGAACGGCGCTCGGCAAATAGACGCCGCGTCCGCCCATGCGAAGCGTTTTGAAATGTCGAAGTAACGCCACGTCGCTTTCTTCGCAACGGTTCCCATAGGGATACGAATAATGCTCCGCCACGAAACCGTGGGCGGCGAGAACATCGCTTGCCGCTTCGATTTCCAGGGCGAACCATTTCGAGAAGTCCGTGAAGCGTTCCTCGTCTCGCCTGTCGGGATCGTCAAGGCGCTTGAACACTTCCCCGGCGCGTCGATGCAAATATCCGTGATGTCCGATGACGTGACCGAAGGCGGCGATCTCTCTCAACTTGTCCCACTGCTCGGCGTGAATGTTCGGGATGTCGCTGACGTAAAACATCGCGAAGATTCGCTCTTCTTTGAGCACCGGCAAGGCGGAATGCCAAGCGTCGATATTCGCGCCGTCGTCGAATGAAAGTAGTACCGCGCCACTCATTGTTTTAGCCCCCAGACTTTCCCGACTTGCTTGCGCTCGTTCATAAGCGCGTGGTCCTGCGCCTTGCGTCGTCGCGCCTCGACGTGTGTCGTATCGGATTCCCCCGGCGTCGTGCCGGGATGAAAATGCTTGATAAGTTCCCGCCGCGAACACACAAAGCGCCCGAGTTTATAGGCAAGCCAATGGATTTCTTGACAGGCGAAATGCCAATACCCAGGATAAAAAAGCATCCGGTTTGGGTAGCGATTGAGAAAACGTTCGCCCACAAGCGCAACGCCCGCCGGATGATGCGTCCCGTTCTGCTTCAACCCGAGAACGCCGTCGTCGTCGGAGAACGCTTTGTTGAAGTCCTCTCGCGCCGCTTCGATTGCGTCTGGGGCGAAGGTTATGTCGTCCGTTCCGTAGAGCACGCCTCCACATTCTCGCGGCAGGGTGGCAATCGCTTTATTTCTGGTCGCCACAGCGCCGATATGCTCTTCGCTCCCCATCCACTCGAAAGGCACGCAAGCAGGGCTCTTGCCTGCGCCGAGATAGTCCTTACAGAAGCCGTCGAGATCGCCATCGACGGCGACAAGGACGCGAAGCCACTTCGGCGCGGGATAGAGGGAGGACATCATTCGCGCCAACTTCTGCGGCCTTCCACGGGTCGGAACGATGAGATTCACGCGGTCCATTTGTCAACCCACCTCCGCCTTCAGGTGGCGACTTGCTTGAAAATGCTCGATAACCGGGTGCTCGACCTCGCGCGCCATGCTGTCGAAGATACAACAGTATTCAGGCGGAAGCCTTGCGATTCGCCCGCGCCAGCCTTCGAGCGCCTTCGACAGGGCGATTTGATCCCACATGTCTGGGTTCGCCTTGCAGATGTCACGCCATTTTTTGAGCAGCGTCCGAACGGAGTCGGTATTGCCAAGGTACAACGTCCCACTGAGCAACTCCTCGCGCCCGTCGCCTCGATTGCGCCAATGCGCTCCAAACGTCACGCCTTTGAGCGTCTCAAATAATGTCGGATATTGTCGGACTTCCGCGTCGGCGTCAAGCCAGACGATGCTGGTACCGGCGAACAGGTCGAGCATGGACAGGAGGAATTCGGCCTTGTGCTGTGTGTTTTTTTGCCATGACCCGAGCGTCGGAAGTCCGACGATATGCGATATAAATCCGAAACGCCGTAAGCTGAGTTTGAGCCTTTCAACTTCTCTCTCATATCCCGTGCCTTGTGTGTAAAACGAAACGACAATCGGTCGCTTGGGCGCGGGCGCAACGTCCGCAATGTCGCCGAACTCAAAACAAGTCAGGGCGCTTTCGGGGTTGAGATTGACGACGCGAATCCCGCGCTCTTTCAGCGTTGGCGCGATTGCGTCGAAGCATGGAATCATTCGGTCTTCGTAGACGCAAGCAGACGACACACTTGGATAACCGCTATGCCACCACGATTGGTGTCCGCTTGGCGTCGCCCCCCCCATGTCATAGCCGAGAAGATAGATCGGATCGGCGCCGAGAATTGCGGCGATATTCAGCGCGCCATATCCCGAATTGCATCCGGCCCCGAGGCCGTCGTGAAAGCGCGTTGTGAATGCGTCGCGCCCTGCGGAACGTAGAAGGTAGACGTCTTGGGGCGGCGGTGTCATCGGCCCGATTTTGAGCCAGACCTTGATCGCCTCCGATTTCTCGAAGCGTTTTTTTGCGTATGAGCCAAGGTCGCCACGGACAAGCCAGCCCCATAGTCGCGTGTCCATCGAATAAATAACGCATGGATCGTGCTTCTCAAAGGCGCGGTTGACACCTATGGTCAACTCGCCATGAAGGCGGGACCAGTCAAATCGTTTGAGGCTTGGCCCACCGCCGATGAGAAAGCAACGTCGCCCGGCCCAGCATCCTTTGGGCAACGCAAGTTTTAGCGCCTCTGTACTGGCGCGCGTAACCGTGTCTTCGTCCACGGGTTTGAGCGACGGATCGCCGGGGATTTCGACGATGCGCGAGCGCGGCGCGTTTAAATATTGCAGCGGGTTCATCGTTTTACCGCACAACGGAAAACTGGTTCGCCGCTCCCGTCGCATAGCCTGCGGCATTCAGGAGCGCCCTCGCAATCGGCGCAATGGTGATTCCGGCGTTGCCCGCATACGTCTCTTGCACGAGACCAGCGACGCGGACACCTTGGGCCTGCAAGTCGGCGCGAGCGTCGATCCCCACGGTGTCTCTCAATCCGAACAAGGCTTGCTCGCATTGCGCGCGCCGAATGATGAGAGTGCTTCCCGTTGTGTCCGGTAGCCACCATTCTCCGCAATCGGAAAGCAGACGGAAGGCGTGCCAAAGCGCGGCTACTTTGGCGGCGTCGGTGACAGAGGCGGACCAGAAGGTCGACGCGCCGGGACGCTCCTCGCCAAAATACTCATCAGCCTCGGCCAGAGACGCCCACCCGATAGCGCCGCCGGACGTCAGCGCGGTTGCCGATCCGTCCTGCCATAGAATGGTTTGGGAGTCGAGAACGTCGTCGCCCGAAATGGCCGTGGTGTAGGCTTCGTAAAAGCGAACAACATAGAGACCGCTTCCGATGGCCGACGGAAAATTGGCGTAGTAGTGAGCCTCGCCAACGGGCGACTCTGTGAGGGCGATGGAATAATCGCTCCAGCTTCCGCTCTCCGCTTCCTCGAAGGCAAGCGTCCACGTATTCCAGTGATAGCCCGCTTCGTTCAGGACCACGGCGTACATTTCCGTGCTGCTCGCCTTTGCAGCGCGAAGATGGATTTCGCTTGCCATTATTCCGTCGCCTTTCGCAAGAGGTCGATGGCTTTATCTCGCGTTATTCCGATCTTCTCCAAAACGCTTTCGATTCCATCCAGAACGATTGCCTGTTGGAGCGCCGCCTTCTTCGTTCCGGCGCGTCGGGCAAATCCCCACAAGGCGTCGGCTACGACACCGATGGGAGCGCAATCCAGGGCGTCTTTTGAGGGATTGAGCGGCGCAACGGGCCCTTGCGTTGTGTTCTCGGGCTCAGGATCGGCTCCGGGAGCGCAATGGAGGACGTCTGGGGGCGTTTTGGGGCCTGCGGCATGGTCTATGTCATCTTCGGGCGGGTCGGGCGTCTGCGGGCCTTCTGTCGCGTCGGGCGATGGGCGAACCCTCGCGATGGAATCCACTCCAAACATCTCAGCCGGAATTTCCCGCAAAGCTTTTTCGTTGTAGTCCGACAAAAGCCTCGGCGCGTTCGGGCTTCCGGCGAGAACCCAGACCTTCGACACTGGCTCCATGTCGCAGGCCCCATTCCAGTACTTTGGATTGCGAACAAGGGGGCGGAAGCCCAAAGCCTCCGCCCCCTCCAGGGCCGCGCGCATGTCGGAATGGCCGATCTCTCCATAGATCGCGATTGTCGGTCGCTTGCTCATATCGTCGGCCATTATTTGCGCGTTCTCCCGTTATTTGCCGAGATTGTTTCCCGGCATTGGTTGCTACTGGACCAGGATACGACATCCGGCCAGGTCCTTGTCCTCCGTGACGGACTTGTCCCAGTTGGTTGTGGTCCCAAGCGAGGCGTCGGTCGGGTTGAGTCCGCCGTTAGTCACGTCCCAGGTGAAGCCCTTGACGCCGACGTTGAACGCGAACTCACCCTGGATCCTGACGACCAGATTCTCCAGGCCGGTAACGACTTCCGTTACCATTTCGCTTTGTTCGCTCTCTGTGATAACGACGGCATTCTCGACAAGGCCAAGCACGTTGTACGTGTTCGTGCTGGCGCTGTTGATAAGAGACGACGCGTCGGTCACGAGCGCCGGACGATTGAGCGTTCCGGGCGCGGCGCCATAGATCACACGGTCGGCAACGTTCGTAACGGCCCCGGCGACTTGCTCGCGCACGAGGTCGAAGAACGGTTTGCTATGAAGCGCCCACGTCAGGATTCGCTCGGCCTGATCGCCGAACAACTGAAGTCCCTGGGTCATGTGCGCCGTGCCGAGCGTCTTCGTGGTCTGTCCCGTCGCGTCGTAGACGAGATTGGACTGGCCTTCGATGGCGGCTTCGGCGGCGATCAGCGCCGTGTTGACATAGGCCTTCACCTTCTCTTGGCCGATACGCTGGCCGAGCTGGAAGCTGATGACCCGCTGATTTTCTCCGGCCTTTTTGATCGCGTCGAGCGCGTATTCGATGGGGCCGATTTTCTTGTTAACCTTCACGGTGACGATTTCGCCCCCGGTCGGTTTGAGGGCGGTTGCGGCAGACGTGGAGGCAATGTCGCGCCGGGTGATGATGTCGGAAGGCGGCTTCAGGAATGCTTCTTTCGCATAGTGACCGGCTTGGTCCTTCGCCACCAAGCGGATCGTGTTTCGCGACGCGGCGTTAAGAAGGTTGACCGCCTGGACGACGCCTTCCCACATGCCGGCGTGGAACTCCTCGTTGTAGATCTTGAAGTCGGTGTAAACAGCGGTAGCCATGATAGTGTGTCCTATTCTGGGATTTTCTGGAACGCTTCAACGCCATGCTCGCCGACAAAAGATACCTTCTGTTCGTCGCTCATGGCGGAGCGTTTCAGGTTTGCGACATTCGTGTACTTGCCACCATGCCCGGAGCCGCCGCTAGGCGCGCGGACGTAGTGTTGGAACGCCGGATGGGCCGCGAGCGCCGCCAGCGCATCATCGGTCGTGAGCCATTCGCGCGTGTCCTTACCGTCTTTTTGGACAGCGATTTGGAACACGTCGCGAACCTGCCCGTCGACGGGCTTGCCGTCGTCTCCGATGAGTGGTTCGCGCTTGTGGGCCGCCAGCATCCGGGGAACGATGTCATTCGCCGGAGAGATAAACCGGTCGCCGCAAGAGCCAAGGATCGTGTTCGTTACTTGATCGGTTAGCCGCGCCGTCTGTTCGGCCTCCAGCGCGCCTTCCGCTTGTTTGGCGCGCTTTTCGAGGCTGGACATTTGCGAAGCGACTTGATCCCTGGCATTCTTTTCGGCGTCGGCAAGGGCCGACTCGGCCTTCCCCTTCTCTCCATCCAACTTGCGGATCATGGCTTCCAGTTCGGGCGTCTTCTGCGCCTGGGCTTCTAGCGTCTCGATCTGCTTGTGGAGTTCGTCGAGCTTGGCGCGCTCTCGCGCGACTCGCTCCTTCACAACAGCGTCGATCTGCGCCTGCCCCTTGGCGTTGGCTACCGTCACGGGCTCGCCTTCGATTTCCAGGACCTTGCCGTCCTTGTCGACAAGCTGTCCTTCCGCGTTCAGCATAAACTCTGGCATCGTTCCTTTTCCTTCCCGCAGATTCGCTCCGCGTAGGCGTGTGTTCCGGGTTGTCCTGTCCCGTACAGTGCTATCTCACAACGGCGGATTATTCCGTCGATTGCGTCCGATCCGTGCGCGGCGCAAGGCGAGCGACGGCGAGCGCGTCGGCGCTTTCCAGCGACTCGATTTCGCCCGCGATGTCGATCCCTTCTGGGAGCAAGTCCCCGCGCTGCATGATTTCCAGCGCCGTTGTGCGCGTGAGCATGTCAGCCGCGACAAGTCCAGTCAATGCGTTCAGCATGGTCGCTTCGATCAGGGAGTCGTCAAAGTCGCGCGAGTAGGTTATATCGACCGCGCTCGTGTCTTTCGTCCATGCGGCGGCAACGTCCCAACACCGTTGCTCGGCGGCTTCGTAAGCCTGCGAGGTCGTTTCCAGACTTGCCGCAAAAATCTTCCGGTCCTCGCGCTGTCCTTCGGCGCTCTGAACTTGTGCGCTATCCTTCATGCTCTGCGCCAGGGCGATGGAGAGAATGCGCGCCACGAGGCTGTCCATGCTTGCCCGCAAGGCGTCGTATGCGGTTCCGGCGGGTTCCAGATAGCCGGCGGAAACAGCGCCACCGCTTGGTTCGCTTTTGAGATAGAGGCCTTTCGCCACGTCGAGAATCTCGGGCTTTTCCGGGCCGATGACATACGGGATCGGGTGGGCGGAAAGGCGCTCATACCAGTCAAGGTCGCTCGCCTTGTTGTAGAGCAAGACGATGTGGTCCAGAACGGCGTGGCATACCGGCCAACCCGCGTAGTCGCTAAGGCGCAGGCCAAGAAATGGAACAAGCGGAACAACGCCGGTAGGGTTGACCCCTTCGTCGATAAGGATGAACTTGTCGGACGTTCCCGGGGCGCTTGCGCCGATATTGGCGGCTTCGCCATAGATATACCATGCCTCACGCGTCCACACTTTCCACCGCGATTCGCTCTCGATCTCATAGCCCCATCCGCGCTCGCCTTCGTTCGTGTGCTGGTATGCGATGACAGCCCATGAGAGTTCGCGGTCCTCGCCAACGCTCCAGTCGACGACGGCGCCAGCGGGAACATGGTCGAAATACGGGCGCGCGCCATATGTTTCGGCCTCGGCTTGTGAACCATAGCCACCTTCAGGGGCGCGGGGCATATCGACGAGAACCCAATGAGCGCCGTCAACTTGCGCTTCGCTAGCGGCGTCTCGAAAGAACACGCCGCCAGGAGTTCCTTTCAAGTCGACGTTGTTTTCGTATTTCGCCAGACCCGCAGGAAGGATTCTCGTGGCTTCTTTTCGGAATAACATGCCTTGGCGAGCTGCGATGATTTTCTCACAGTACGGATCGAGGACGGCGCGCCGAAGTCGGTTTTCGTAATCGGCGTCCGACTCGTTGGTTTCCTGTATGAGATAAGTGGTCCGCTTTGCGCGCACGACGGCGGTCCCGCTGTAAAGATCGCGCCCTTTTGTTCGGGCCGTCGCGGTTTCCGTCCACTCGGGATGCTTGTTTGATAAGTCGAGCGCCATTGTCAAAACACTCCTACGCCGGCGAAGGCGTTTTCCACCGTCGAGGGCTTGAGGCGCCGAATGGCTTGTCCGTATGCGCCGGAGAGCGCGTCAACTTGGTCGTCGTGTGCGCCGTTGGGAAACACGCTCACTTCGTCCAGAAAGGTTTGATTCCACTCGCCTTTGAGCAATTTGACGTTCCCCGCCTCAGCTTGCGCCGAAACAGGATCGGCGCGCAATTCCTTAGAACCGGTTGCGGATATGCCTCTAAACGCCCAGCCTGTCAAGACATTTCTTCGGTAGTGATCGACGTCCGCCTTTCCACTCGATCCCGGCTCTTGCTCCATGTAGACCGGGACATCCGTCCCATCGGTCTCTGCGGTTTGCTTTATGAGTTTTTGGACGTCGAGCGGACTACCTCGCATTCGCTGGATGTCCAGGACATAAGCGATCTTCGTTGACGGGTGAACTCCGACGAGCAAGCCTGCGGTCCAATCTGGATCGGTCCCGGCGCGAGCCTCGGTTCCCGCTTTGTCCCAAAACCGAACGCGGATAAGGTCGCCGGGGGCGGCGTGGACGATCTCAAACCACATGCGGCGAAACATCCCGCCCTCTCTCGGCGCTGGGCGTTGCTGCAATTGTCCGGCGGTTCCGTAACTTCCAAGGGCGGATTTTGTCGCGTCGATTTCCTTTGCGCCAAAACGCTCGGGCCAGAGTAACTCGCCTTCTTTTACGCGCGGATCGCTCCACCCGATTGTCGTCGTCGCCATTCTGCCGATTTCATGTTCGGCGGGAAGACACAAGTGAGTCCAGTCCCGGCGTTCTTCATCGTCGGATAGTATGTAGCCCGAAAGGTCTTTCGAGTGGACCCGCTGCATGATAACGACATAGACGCCGATCTTCGGGTCGTTCAATCGCGTGCTCATCGCCTCACGCCACCAGTCGATAACAGCCGCGCGTTTTGTGTCGCTCTCGGCTTCGCGGACGTTATGCGGATCGTCGATGGCTATGATGTCTCCGCCTTCGCCCGTAAGAGCGCCGTCTACGGACGTTGCCAAGCGATAGCCGCCCCTGCTGTTATCGTATCGCGTTTTTGTGTTCTGGTCGCCGACGAGTTGGAATCGGTCGCCGAACAAACGCTGGTACTTTGGCGACTCGATAAGCCGACGGCACTTGACGCTATCGCGGATCGACAGGCTCGCCGCGTAGGACGCGAACAAGAATTGCGTTCGCGGGCCGCAGTGAGGCTTCCCGCGTCCCTGGTAGCGTTGCGCCCAGGTCCATGCGGGCCATGCGACGGCCACGGCGATGGACTTCATGTGTCTGGGCGGGATGTTTATGAGTAAGCGTTTTATTTGCCCAAGCGTGACGGCTTCCAAGTGTTCACAAATGGCGTCGATATGCCAACCGCCGACATAATCAGCGGGATCGATATGTTCCCAAAAGACACGAATGAAGTCAGACAATGAGCGCCCGGCCAACTCGCGGTCGATGGAATCGGGGTCCGCCATAAGGCCCAGCGTGGTGTCTCCGAAGATGTCTGAGGCGGCGATTGCCACGACGCTCATTCCTTGTCGTTCTTTATGAGTTTCTGGTTGACGTTGCGAAGCGCCCGAAGTTCTTCGATTGTGAGTGTCGAGAGATCGACCTGCGCGATTGTGGCGACGTTCGCGTTTATATTATGCTCCTTCGGCGCGTTTAGCCCAAGCAAGTCGGCGCGCATTTTCAGCGCCTTCAGAACGATGTCTAAGTTGCGAGCGATCCAGCCTTCGCGCTCAACGTGGTCGATCTTCGCCAGTTGCTGTGCCCGAAGCGCGCCGATGTGCTCTGCCGCGCGGCGTTGCCAGTCTTCGCGGACGGCGGCAAGGTCTTTCCCTATTATCGTTTTTCCCCAAGCGTTCCCGCCGCGTGGGTTCGGGATTGTCTTCCCAATTATCTCTGCAATCTCCCGCGTGGTGAGACCCTTGAGGGAAAGTTCGGCAACGCGCTCGCGCCGTTTCTCGATGAGTAAGTCTGGTTTTGAGCCTAGGCGTCTCATGTTGCCTCCTTTGCGGGCGTCTGAGAGATATAAGCAAAGCTTGCCACCTTCCGGTTTGTTGCATGAGAAGCCAAGGCGCTTGGGATACCACGTTCGGTTGTTTTCCCCGCGCTGACAAGGCGCGGCTTTTTCGTCATGCGCCATTTTGCAGAACGGACGCGATGGCCTATTATCGCCGGATGGCTTGTTGTCGAGCAAACGCGAAAACCTAGATCGCAATAGTGCTGGCAGACATGCTCGCTCAACGCATTACCAATGCCGACGCCTTGGTAGTCTGGCAAAACCGCGATGCGGTGCTCTCTTTTCAATCCGCGCTTTCCGACAGCATGTAACATGGCCGTAATCGCTATTGGCTTATTATCCCAAAAAGCGACAAAGCATTGTGCCCCCGGATGTATCTTTGCCGTCAGATAATGATGGCGCTTGAATAGTTCCCATGCGGACGAATGAACTTGCTTGATGTCAAGATGGATTTTGGGTCGTTGAAGACGACTCCTTGCAAAATGATTCTCGTCGACGTTGAATATCCAGTCCGGCGACAGCCATTCCGTGATGTCAAAATGGCATGAGACGGCGACAAAGTGTCTTTGCTGTTTTTCGCGCCGGATGTGTTTTGCGACGGCGGCGGAGGCGCACTTCGCGACGGTCCTATCTACCACGGACGTGAACTCGTCGAAGACAAGCAAGTCCGAATGCTCGATAAGCGCGCGCGCAAGCGTAACGCGAAATTGCTCGCCATTTGACAGCAAGTGGAATGGCAACGCCCAGGACGGCGGCGAAGAGAACCCGACAGACGACAGTGCCAGACATATCGCTTGCGTCGTGACAACCTCCGGGAACGCCTCAAGGATCGACTGGTCTTCCGGCCATTTGTAGCCTGAGCAATACGCCTCGGCGCCAAACACTTCACGCGCTATCGTTGTTTTGCCAGATCCGCTATGGCCGAGGATAAGCCCGATCCTCCAATCCTCCAACTCGTGGGGAAAATCAACGTGCCATTCTCTCCGCAGCTTCTCTTCAAACGCAACATCAAACAATCCGGCGACTTGGGCGTTGCGAAACGTCTGCTTTACTGGACACTCTTTTACGATGTCAAAAGTCGGCATTTTTTTCCGTTCGCCTCCAGTAAGTCATAGACGATGCGTTGCTCCGCCTCGCCATCGCATTCGACAAGAACATCGAAGCGCGGCTCGTACCCGTCAACGGCGCCGTCCGATTCGTCTCGATTCAGAAGTAGGTCGAGTCGAAGGTCCGCGAATTCCGGAAGCGCGTCTTCCAAGGACTCAAGAAGCGAAAGGACGTCGCTTGTGAATTCCCCCGCGATATGCTGGTTGTTTGCCGCGACGTTTGCCGCCTTCTCTTTCGCGTCGTCCCATTCCACGACGCGGACGGAAAAAGACTTACCATCGGGCGTGACGATTTGCCCGCGTTTTAGCGTCAATTTATCCCCATGCTTTGCCTTCAGCGCCGCCAATCGCTGATGGCCGCAAACGACATGCCCCGAGGTCGCGTTCCATACGATGCCTGATATGTCGCCGAAGTTTTCGAGGGACGATTCGAGTCCCTTGGCTGCGCTTGGGTCGATGCGCCTTGGGTTGTACGGAGCGGGTTTGAGGTCTTCGAGCGATGTCAGGGTGAGCATTGCGAAGAGATTCTCCGGGCGCGTCTGCGGTTTTTTTCTCGCCATGTCTTGGGTGAGTCTGCCTCCAAAGCGCTGGCGATGTCAACTATGGTTTTTCGTCGTTTTTCGCGGCATTGTGTGGCATTCCGTTGTATTCCGCAGGAAAGAGGCGTGGAAGATGCTCTTGACAGACAAGTCCCCAGCAAGTGGTGATTCGGCGGGATGGGTCGGCGGCATGGATCCGATTGTGTCTGCGGATTCGCTCGCGGAGGTTCGCCGGGTTTCCGACGTCGAATGTCGTGGGCGTTTTTCCGGCAACGACGTCCGCGATTCGCACCATTGTGATTTTTGGAGGGGCGGTGTCTGCGTTGGTTGTGTCTGAGGGCATGTCATGGGTCTCCTTTTTTTTGGGGGGGTGGTATCGGCTTTTTTGTCGGTTCAGCTCATTAGCTTGTATTCGGAAAAGAAGCAGAGAAGATTAAGAGTCTTCTTCTTCGCGCGCGCGCGCGGTCTATAATAGGGGGTGGACAGTCCGGGACTGTCCGAGACTGTCCGGGACTGTCCGGGACATTCCGGGACACGGCGCAGGTGAAGGTGGCAGACACGGCGCAGACACGGGGGGCGTGTCAGGTCGTGTCCGGTGGTGTCTGGCCGTGTCTGCGATGGCTTCACTCACATCCGTTCCTTTTTGCCTCCCCGTGGGCTCGTCCTGGGCCTGTAGCGGGTCAAGGATCGACGTTTTCGGGTTTGGGCATACCGGGGCTAGGTTTGGTGCTCTGCGATGTGGAGCAGTTCGGCTTCTATCCGTTTCACGGTCATTCCTCCCCCTCGCTATGCGTCCGCCCGTTTGCGTTGTCGAACATATCCGGCTGCTTTGCCATCAAGACAAGCCCGTCGGCAACGATTGTGGCTCCCGCCTCGTCGCCTTTGGCGGCCTCGTATGGCTGGGGCGCCGAGAGCGAGACGTTGACGGCAAGCCTTGCCGTCGTGACGTCGTTATACCCGTTCTCGATGGGCGCGAAGACGACCTTGATAGAGATGGCGCGCGAGGCGCGGGAAGGGTTCTCGCGCAAGGATCGGGCAACCGCCGCTTGTGCGGCGAGGAACGCTTGCTCGACGGTCTGGGCATAGTCGTCAACCGTGAGTTTCCCGATGTCGGCCAGGGCAAGGAGTTTGCTTTCCTTCATTGTCTTGAGTCCTTTCGTTTCGTTTTTTGGTTCGGGCTGTTTTCGTTGGCAGACAATCGCGTCCGCATTATTGGTTTTCGTGTCCTCCGTTCTTGGCCGTGTGTGTTTGTGCGCTCTGCGCCCTTGCCTTGCCTTGCCGCGCCATGCCGTGCCATGCCGCGAGACTCTTATCACACCACAAACGCCGCCGGACCCGTCACCTCCGACCTCCGACCGAACCTCGCGCGTTTCGCCAGTCGCTTCCGTTCCCGCTTGTGTTTCCTCACCGGCGCCTTGCGCGTCGCAACGTCGAACAGGTGGCGGACGATGCGAGTGTCTCGAAGGAGCTTCTTCC